GATAAGGAAGCCATAAGGTGCAAATTGTGGACATTTGTCATCTAACGGATTCGCAAGTGTTGTAATTGGCAACAACAGCAGTAATACTAACTTCTTCATTTATGAGTCCTTTTATATAAATAGGTGTGTATCGCCGGTGTTCAGACCGCATACACTCTAACATTATATAGGAATGTCAGTAATGAATATTTATGCTATCTATAAAGCCACCAACATAATTACAGGTAAGGTATACATTGGTTTTACTTATCGATGGGATAAACGAAAAAAAGAACATAAAAGAGATTCTAGGAATAAAAATACAAAATTATATAAATCCATACGTAAACACGGATGGAATAATTTTACATGGCAAATCATATACCAATCATTAGATTTTGAACACTGTAAGACGGTAATGGAACCTTATTTTATATCCGAACATGATAGTTTTAATCACGGATATAATGAAACAATCGGTGGAGAAGGAACCATTGGTTATACATATGTAGCTTCAGAAAAACAAAAAGAAGCAATTAAGCAATCTAAATTGGGAGTAAAACGTAAACCTTTTAGTGATGAATGGAAAAGAAAAATAGGCGATGCAAATCGTGGTATAAAAAGAAAACCCATTACTGACGAACACCGAAAAAATATGTCATTATCTCAAAAAGGCAATACTCATGCTAAAGGATCAATTAGGCCTGATTTAAATTTAAAAATAATAACATGTTTACATTGTAAAAAACAATATAGTAAAGGTCAATTTGCAAATCACCTTAAAAGTTTTTCTTATAATCCATAATACAATTTACTAATGGTTCGATCCAATTTTCCGTATATTCAATGAAAACCTGAGGTTCATCATTTTCAACAGCAATTAAAATAACAATTTGATGAATAGGTATTCCTGTCAATTCTTCATGCATCAAAGCGTAAGCGGTGCCTTGCATGAAATAGTCTGTAATGTGTTCTTTAACTTTTGGTTTCCTACTAGTTTTAAAATCAACAACACTTAAAACTTTAGCCCAATGTCCAATCAAATCACAACGTCCAGCTACTCCTAACTGTTTTGACCATAAGGCTTGTTCTTGGTAATATATGTCGGTTACATTTTCATCCAACTTTGGTTGAATACTTTTAAACATCTCCAAAGCGTCTGGGAACGCACCACGAGCATAATTGGTCTCGTTGTTCAAGTATTTTTCACAAAGAGTGTGGACGTTCGTCCCTCGGTTTGAGGCCTGCTTACTGATACGATTAGCTTCAACTTCACCAACACGATTACGCCATTCTTGTATGATATCCTTTTTGAAATAGGATAAAACGGTGGTGATAGATGGCACTTTAGACCCATCAGGTAGCAGATACTTTCTACCGTATTGGGTCGTTTCAGCGGATAGTTCCTCAAGAACTTTGGGTGGGCAATAATTGAACATAATTTACTTTATAATATAGGAACACTTAACGATAATCGTTTACCTAATGGTTTACACTTGTGATACTTACCACTTGGAAGATACAACATGTCTCCAGGTTTAAGAATAGTTTCAAATGAAATATTTAATTCATTTTCAGGTTGAGTTCGGTAATTCAAGGCTTCTTCGTATGTAGCCTGTTCTTGGTATATTGTCCACTCACACTCACCATCAAGTTGAATAATATAGTTTGAAGCTAAATCATTATGAGCGTGAAAAGCATGACTAGATTCGGTCAAACCACCATATAGATGAAAGTCAACGGTGTTGTTTGCATAACAATCACAGAACTCATCATATAACTGTAATGATTGGTTATTAATGTTTTTAAACTTAGATATTACAAAAGAATGGTTTTCGTTTATTTTATTTACAACAAATGTTTTATCTTGCACCCCATCATTAGAAGTTGGTATATTAATTTTACCCTTTGGACCAATTAGTTCAACGTTAGATATGAAATCATACATAAAAAATCTAGCAACGTCAACCCAATTAATAAGAACAGGATCAAGCGCATTATTAAAATGATAAAATTGGTTTTTATTTTTAACTATTTCTATTATTTTATTTAACATAATTAATATTTTATTCTTTTAGAGTAAACATAAAAACTACTGTTACCCTTCTTAAATTAATTTTTGGAGGAACCGCACAGTGTAAATCGTTAGATTTGAAGATTAAACAGTCTCCTGCCTTTGGTGTTTTTTGCTCCCTTACACTGCCATCCTCATTAAACACAAAATTATCACCATCAGAATCATTAACATAGTAAATAAAAGTATATAGATTTTTATCTGCCATGTCTGGAAAATCTCTATGTTTTATTTCTGAAAAATCTTTCTCAGAAATAATTGTTTTATAGAAACAATTAACCCGACTCCTATAAATTTCTTGTATATTAAAAGAAGTTCTAGCACAAAAGTTATGTAATATATCAGTGCAAAAATTAAATAGTTCTACACTTTTTATTTTTTTGCCTAAAGACATATGATGGGTGAAAAGGCTAATACAATCTTTACCAGTAGACGACTTTTCCCATTGCCAACTCATATCATCGCCCATTAAAACCCGTTGCAGTTCTAATTTATATTCATCCGAAACTAATTTTTCAATAACCATATGTTATACCGGTAAAAACTTTGCAAAAAACACTTGAGTTAGTCTTGAATTTTGTTTAGTATTACCGAAGAATCCAGATTGTGTGTGCCACTCTGTAACAGGATATACTACTAGTCTATTGTATACATTACCAACATCTAGAATTTTTTCAAACTGTGAATTATATATTTCTTGTTGTCTTTCATATTCAACAATATCTAAGTTCTTAATAGAAAATGGATCATAAGGTAATTTTGCTGGTTCTATTCTATTATTAGTAGGCCTGTACATAGAGGTACCAGTATTGGCCGGTGCATCTGGAGACAAGTACACCACTCCAGCAACATCAAAGTTACCTAAGTCTTGATGGATCCAACCTTTATTGTATTTACCATCAATAATTTGGAAATTTGTAATTACATCATACTCTAATTTTACATTATCGTTGAAATATAACGGTAATAATTTATGCACAAAGAATTCAAAAAATGTTTTATTGATATCAGATATTCTAGCGCACCTAAATCCCGGGTAATTACCAACTCTCTTGTAAAAATCTTGTTGTAAAGCATAGTTTCTAATTTTGTCTGGATCTTCATAAAAATTATCAACTATTTGTATAGAGTATTTCATATATCTAACGCAACATTAAAAGCTACAGAAACTCTATTTTCAACATCTAAGTTTGGTTCTACAAAATGTGGCAACCAAGAAGGAAATAATATTAAATCTCCTGTTATTGGTTTAATTGTATATGTAGTGTTACAATCAATAGATGTATGATAAAAATTATTTTCTGCACCCGGTCTAGGATCGGTAAATGATATATTACCCGTTTTATTTGTGCAATTTAGATAATATACTCCCGAGTACCAAGCGCCTGGGTGAATATGGACATGATTAAATCCGTATTGCTCATGGACATTTAACCACATTGATGAAATATAAGGTTTAATTGTTTTACCAAGCAACAAATTTGATGATAGTTTTGTTAAAATATAATCACAAAGAGGATGAAATTCTTTATTATTGTATATGTCATAGTCACTTTGCCAACCTAAACGCACGCTAGCAATATCATTTTCACCATTTAACTTCATTAAATCATATGTTTTTTTAATTAGAATATTATTATATTCAATATCTAAAATGTTTTCTGAAAATAATTTAGTAGTATATATTTCAATAGAATTCATCATTTAAACTTTTTCCCGTATAACCACATAACTAAAGACCTTCTTGTGCCTTCTAAAACTGGAGTGACACAATGGGGAATCCAAGATGGAAAAACTATCATTCGACCTTTTTTCATTAAAATTTCTGTTGGTTTGCCCCCTTCAGGAGAAATTAAAAAGGATCCACCGGAAAATTCTTGTTTATCAGATAACAAAATTATAATACTTAGTTTCCTAATATTATCCCCAATCATTGCAGTATCTTTGTGCCAGTCGTACTCCCCATTTTCAGAGGATTGGTACTTTGTATATTGAATTGGTTCAGCACCAACTAAATCAAAGTTATATAGTTCATTATTAATACTTCTAGCAGCATTTGTTATCTTATTATATATCCATAAAGTTTCGTCACTGTTGCCTATCCATGCAATATCGCTTCTTCTGCTTTTACTAGCTTCATCACTTAAGGTTGCACCTCTAACTGTTTTGTATTTTTCAAATATTTTAATAATATCGTTAACTTCATTTTCAGTCAATAAATCCTCAAACGTAGCGCCATAAATATCGTTTACGTTATAATTAATTAAATTTTCCATAATTATTTTGTTTCCATATTTAAAGTCCTCAATCTGTCAAAAGGCATTTCATTTAACCACCTTTCATCTCCAGCAAATCTAACATATGGACCGCCAGCTCTAACAAAATGACAGAATAATTGCCCTGAATAGTAGTTATCTGGTCCATCACATTGATTTCTCCAATGCTCAATCTCACATCCTTTATACAATAAACCACTACACTCGGCTAAGTCAAATCTTTTATCGTTTGCATAAATTGGCCAAGAATAGTTGTGTGAACGACCTAGTTGTATAGTGACTGAAATTTCGCATGATGGTCTATCAGTATGTTTTTCTAAGATATTTCCATTTTGATATAACCGTGCATAACTATATGTTGGTATTAATTCCTCACCTAAAATATCTTCCAAAAATGGCCAAATTCTTTCGCCGATAGTATCAAATGTGGTATCGTGATGAATACATGCGAGTGAATTTTCTACTTGCCCATCATTTAGTGAAACTCCTTGGATTTTATTTTCATGTGCTCTACGTAATAACACATGCGTTAAGAATTGTGCTATTTCTTTTGGTATAATATCTTGTAATTGTACTACACCAAACTTATTAAACTGTTCTATTCCATTCATATAATATATCCATTAATTTGATTAATTTGGGCTGTTTTGGAATGCTGTGCCAGCTGCCACACCAGTAGGAGTGCATGAAGCGGTGGTTTCTGTACTGAAGTTTATTTTTGTGGAAGTGGGACCTGAATGAAAATACCCACTTGTTGATGAATGCATTCCTTGATGATTGGCACGCTGAGTGAATGCAGTAGCGAGACCAGCGGCGGGGTCAATAGCAGCTTCAGTAGAAAATAATATACCGTCTATTTGAGTGACAGGCGCTGAGCTAACTGGAGCCGAATATCCGCCACCCACATATCCTTTAGTACCTGAACTATTAGAACCTCCTGCTCCTCGAGCTTGTACTAACGAAGCGGCTGGGTTTACTGCAGCTTCGGTAGAAAACGTTATACCATCTATTTGTCCTGTTTGTATAAATCCCGTTATGTAATGTCCTCCATGGAAATATCCTGTAGTTGAGGAATTAGTACCACTAATAAAAAACCTAGCCTGGGCTAAGGCCGCGGCTGGGTCTATGGCAGCTTCAGTAGAAAATATTAATCCATCTATTTCACTAAATTGTGGTGACGCAAGCGGTGACTCGTTTCTACCTCCACCCACGTAGCCTCTGGTGGTTGAATTTACTGCACCAGTATACTGCCGACCGCCAGATGATGCCGGGCCTACTGACTTCATAGTTGCTGCAATTAGTGCACTGGTTCTACTTCCAAATGTCCATCTATAAATATCACCTTTAGTTGTGGTAGGAGACCTGGTTCCTCCATGAGAATAACCAAAAGCTGGGGTATTAGTACCACCACCTTCAGATTGTCCACCTGACAAAACTGCTGTTTCTGTTGTAGGGGTATCAGTAGTAAAAGAATATGATACAATTCCAACCCCCCGCGGTGTACCTGCGGTTCCGGACCCCTGTACAATACCAGTAGAAAATTGTGAACTCTTACCATAACCAGAACTCATCGAAATCTGGCCAGAGGCAACACCAAACAGACTGCGTAAGTTAGTATCATTCATTGTTATGGTTGCACCGGCAGCCTGTCCCAACTCCAAGTTGACGGACCGACCTGCTGTTGTGCCACCTAAACTTATTTCACCACTAGAAGTTAACGCCATGAATTACTCCGGTTTCACTGGCCAAATGATTGTATTTGGATAGTCTGGTTGTTCTGTTATATCTCGCAATGCTTGTCTATAAACTTTCCAAGCATCTACTTGAGCAGTAGTTAATTGAGCATCAGGCAATTGAGTCCAATCACATTCAAGAAATAGAAGTTTTCTTTTTTCTAAAGCGGATTCTATCAATTCTTCCTGAGTATATGTAATATCAACTATTTGATATTCAACATAATTTTGGCCTTCGGGCACAGGTTCAACACGAACAATATATTGAGTTAATGAATCATAATCTGGTGTTTGGTCTGCAACAAGTCGTTGACCTTCACCAATAGGATATTCTGGATCCTGAGTAATCTGAGAGAATACTATTTCTCCATTAATGTTTAATATAGTATAGTATAATGGCAATCTAGGCATTATTATTCCTTATTTTTGTTCTTTTTGTACATTTGTTAATGAATTTTCAGTAAATTCCAATAACGATTGTGTATCATAACTATTTGCAATTTGTTTGAATTCGGTTTCAAACTTTTCAATGGCTGCAATATCGTCAAACATATTAACTAATGATTGCTTAGCTCCAGATAGGCCTAACGCTTGTCTATTTAAATCTTCCAAAAAGTGGCGTTTTTCTCCTGCCTCAAACTCTTCTCTGGTATATTTTGGAAGAGCCTTAAAGTGTTTATATAACACATTTAATTCTTTTAAAGCATCGTTAAATAACTTATCATTAAAGGGTTTATATATTTGTCTTTTCTTTAATTCTAACTCAAATTTACGTTTTTCAAAATTATCATAATCCGGGCTATCTATTTTTGCTTGAAGCTCTTCCTCTTCTACTTTTTCTAATTCTCTACCAATTATTGCCTCTTGCACCGCAATTAGTTTTTTGTTCATTCTTAGGCCAATTGCTCTATACGCCCGCTCAGGTGTAATCTGCCCAGCAATAACAAAGTTCTCAGTTTGAAATGCTGAGTTTTCAAATGGTATATCATAGAAAGCATCTTGGATTTCTTTTACAACATCTTCTGCATTGGTTTCAGAAATGGTTAATTGTGTTTCTTCACTCATTGTGTAATCCTAATTGTGTAATATTCTCTATTTATGCTACCATTCCCTAGGCATCTTTGTTTTGTGGCCTTGTGCTAGTGTGTTACCTGGCACCTTCTCTTTAATTCGACCAATAATCTCACGTTCAAACCTAGCATCCGGTTGACCAATACCTGGCACCGACATTCGAGCACCATCAGACATCACCGGCAAATGAGCGGCTGAGTGATACCTCTCTAAGTGTGGATTATCCACCAAGAATTGGTCTAACTTTGTGTATGACATTGTGTGTTCAACAATCTCACCTGTTTCTTTATTTCTCATATCATAGTTGGGCATCTTTTAACCTTTTTATTTGTTGATATACCATAAAGCCATAGTAAAACGATAATCTGGAGCAGCTGCAGATTGCGGCCTCAAAGCGTGCGGGGTGTCACCATCAAAAATTACAACTCTATTTGGTGTGTAAGATATTGATTTAATTATTTCTTTGTCATCATTATCATAAAACACGGTTTCACCAAACCAATCATTTTTCCAATTTAAATTGACATAACATAAAACTATGGTTGTTCCAGGGTGTGTATGAGCTCGAAAACTATATGTAGGAATAGATAGATTGACAATACATTTTACACACTGTTTACCCTCAAGTGTGTTTTTTATTTCCTCATTCCCATTTACCATTTCTAAAATTTTAGATTTGTTAACCTGCTCTTCGGTGTAATTGGAATGTAAATATTTTTTATCACCGTCTTCGATATTATTTGTATCTGGCCAACCCAAATAAAAGTCTTGTTTGATTATATAATCATATAAAGACAACCTATCACTTAATGAGAAAGCATTATCTATTATTTTCATGTTGTGTACCACTCCGGTATATTTCGTGAATTGATTTTACCTGACCATGAAGCCAAGTGTTGTTTGTTCATTCGGTAATAATTTCGATAAGATGCTAACGAATTACCTGGCACTTTACATTCATCTGGCATTGCTGGTGTTGGTTCTGTAAACTCAATATCGGGTGTATTATTTGGAATATTGGCCAAGGTGTCAATCATTGAAGCACATTTATGTACTTTACCATAACGGTATCGATATTCAGCAATCAAACTACAAAATAAATCAAACAACCAAACATAATTATTTTTAGATTGTCGAACCCATATTGCTGAAGGATGGTTGTTATGTGTAGCTGAATATAAATGAGTATCTAATTCATCATTAGCCAATTTCCATATTTTCTTTTTGCGACCTGACTGTGAAAGACCTACAGTTTCAGTACCGTCAAGCACACGATGAGCAGTAGACAATAATTGAGCTGACTCAAGTATCATTTTTATTGTATGCTTATCGTTGTGCATTTGCGCACATTCAACAGGGTTCCGACTAAGATAAAAGATGTTCATATTATACCTCCAATTTCTCACATGCTACAATCCAAGATTTGACCAATGATGACCTAACAATATCTTCTGATGTAAATTCAATCATAGTAAATTCTTTCATGGTTTCAGCCACTCGTAAGAATTCTTTTAGACCAGATACATCATTTTTATTTTTAAGTAAGTCATTCTGTTTCAAATCACCAACAAATATAATTTTAGACCTGTGACCTGTTCGTGTAATAACAGATGATAATTCGTGCCATGTCATAGATTGTGATTCATCTACAATAATAATGGCATCGTCAATCGAAATACCACGAATAGCGGTAGTTGAAATGAACCTAGATTTACCTTGCTCTTTCAATCTATCCCAAGCATCTGGTTTATCAAATAAAGTTTGGCAGATTTCTCTATAAGGTTGTTCATAGATTTTCATCTTTTCATCCAAATCACCAGGAACGAAACCTTGGTCTCTAACCTGTACAGCTGAACGAACTACTACAACCTTATTGAAAGAAATACCTGGATCCAATACTTCTTCTAGTGCTTTATATAGTGTAAGAAATGTTTTACCTACACCTGGACTTCCAAATAAACCAATGAAGTAATCGCCTCGTTTATAAGCATCAAAGAATTTCTTTTGATTATTGGTCAAAGGACTAAATGATTTTAAATCACTCAGTTTAATTCTTAATGTATTTGATTTTGGTTGAACCGGTTGTTCTGAATGTTCCTCAAAACCATAACTTCGTGGTTGTTTTGCCATATATTATTTAATTTTCCATTTGATGTCTAGTAATTTATAAAGCCATTTTCTCATAAAATTAGGTGACTTGTCAACCGATAATGTCAATCGTTCAGTTGATATTTCAGATGCAGTGACTGTTGTTGTCCAAGTCAAATTAGAAGGACTGACCATTGCAATACTGGTACCTCCATTAACTATATTAGCAGTCACCGATGGTTTAACACACCTACTGTAATCCAAATCCAACTGTATTTGTTCTGTGAGTGGCCAAAAGAATTCAATTTCTTTTTGATACATTAGTATGGTCTCGCAAAAGGTCCTGTCATTCTACATTCAACGTGAGCGTAATGATTGTTTGGGTCATGGTGTGGTCTGGATATGTCCAGGACACCCGCTTTAGTATAAACGTCTAGTGATGAACCAACATCAAAATAAATGTTACGAGGATTAGCTTTCCACATTTCAGTAATGAATACTTCTGACATAGGGCCTGCGGCAACCATGACAAAATGTCCACTGAATGATTCGGCAAACTCACGAACACCCTCAACTAAACGGTCACCGTTTTTCTCAAACTCTTGAATACAATTTGATGGAACAGGACAGAATTTATTAACTCTAAAAGGATATTTGTCTAGGTCTC